TCACACATTCGGACGGTCACACATCAATTAGTAAGACGCCAAAAGTAACAGGCAAAGGACAACAATACTTTGTTAATAAGTTTTTAGGAGAAAAATAAAAATCTTAATAGGAGGAATTATCAATGAACACACTATACAAAACAACCCTCCTCATCACAATGGCAGTTGTGACGTGGAAGGTTGTAAAGATTGAGAAAAACACAAGATTTAAACTTAGAAATTTTGATTATCCAAAAATTAATAATGCTCAGAGCAAATCATTGTTGGATATTGCTAGTCACGATCTAAAAGATATTTAACTGTATTCAAAATTTTCATATCTTGTTGAGCTTTTAAGCTTTCGTATAAAGCTATTGAATAAATAATTTCGTAAGATACGTTTTCAGGAGCATCTTCTTTCAACTTATTTATTCTATCTCTAAAAAAGTCACTGTCACCACCGAATTCTTTTTCGGCTTGATTACTAAGTTCACCAAAGAAATTTTGAAAATCATTAAATTCCATACTTATCACCTCCTTTCACTAGGAGATAACTAAATTATACACAACACAAAAATAAAAAGGAGGAAAAGATATGATGAAAAATAGTTTGCAAGCTAAAGAACTTGCGGTAATTTTATCTGTTTCTAAATCCAAAGCAGGACAAATAATAAGAGAACTGAATAAAGAGCTTGAAGATGAAGGATACATTGCGATACGAGGCAGAATACCAGTCCAATTAGCTAGGAAAAAATTCCCTTATCACGACTTATCAGACCAGAGAATAATGGAGGAGTTGAAAAAAGAAAATGAGTAACATTTATAAAAGCTACCTAGTAGCAGTACTATGCTTCACAGTCTTAGCGATTGTACTTATGCCGTTTCTATACTTCACTACAGCGTGGTCAATTGCAGGATTCGCAAGCATAGCGACATTCATATTTTATAAGGAATACTTTTATGAAGAATAAAAAAACTGCTACTTGCGCCAACAAGTAACAGTGACAAACGATTAACAAAATTAATTCGTGTTCAATATAAAACGAAAAACGGAGGAAGTCAAGATGTATTACGAAATAGGCGAAATCATACGCAAAAATATTCATGTTAACGGATTCGATTTTAAGCTATCCATTTTAAAAGGTCATATGGGCATATCAATACAAATTAAAGATATGAACAACATACCAATTAAACATGCTTATGTCGTAGATGAGAACGACTTAGATATGGCATCAGACTTATTTAACCAAGCAATAGATGAATGGATTGAAGAACACACAGACGAACAGGACAGACTAATTAACTTAGTCATGAAATGGTAGGAGGTATGAAAAGTGAATGATTTACAAGAGAGAGAATTAGAAACATTCGAACAAGACGACCGATTCAAAGTAACTGATCTAGACAGTGCTAACTGGGTTTTTAAGAAACTGGATGCAATCACAACTAAAGAGAATGAAATCAACGATTTAGCAAATAAAGAAATTGAACGCATAAACGAATGGAAAGATAAAGAAGTAGAAAAATTACAGAGTGGCAAAGAATATTTACAAAGCCTTGTAATTGAATATTACAGAATACAAAAAGAACAAGATAGCAAATTCAAGTTGAATACACCTTACGGAAAAGTGACAGCCAGAAAAGGTTCAAAAGTCATTCAAGTTAGCAATGAGCAAGAAGTCATTAAACAACTTGAGCAACGAGGTTTTGACAACTATGTAAAAGTAACTAAAAAACTTAGCCAATCAGACATTAAGAAAGATTTCAATGTAACTGAAAACGGCACATTGATTGACGCAAACGGCGAAGTTTTAGAGGGTGCTAGCATTGTGGAGAAACCAACGTCATACACGGTAAAGGTGGGAGAATAGATGACTGAAAAAACTAATCAAGATGTCGATATTTTAACGCAACTAGGTGTAAAAGACATCAGCAAACAAAATGCAAACAAGTTTTATAAATTTGCGATATACGGCAAGTTCGGTACTGGTAAAACTACGTTTTTAACAAAAGATAACAATGCCTTAGTACTAGATATAAATGAGGACGGAACAACGGTAACAGAAGATGGGGCAGTTGTGCAGATTAAGAATTATAAGCATTTTAGTGCAGTGATTAAAATGCTGCCTAAAATTATTGAACAACTAAGAGAAAACGGAAAACAAATTGATGTTGTAGTGATTGAAACAATCCAAAAGTTACGTGATATCACTATGGACGACATCATGGACGGTAAATCAAAGAAACCGACATTTAATGATTGGGGCGAGTGTGCTACACGCATTGTAAGTATTTATCGTTATATTTCTAAATTACAAGAACATTATCAATTTCATCTTGCTATAAGCGGACACGAGGGCATTAACAAAGACAAAGATGATGAGGGAAGTACTATCAATCCAACAATCACGATAGAGGCACAAGACCAAATAAAAAAAGCAGTCATCAGTCAATCTGACGTGTTAGCAAGAATGACAATAGAAGAACATGAGCAAGACGGCGAAAAAACTTATCAATATGTACTTAACGCTGAACCATCAAATTTATTCGAGACAAAGATAAGACACTCAAGCAACATCAAAATTAACAACAAACGTTTCATTAATCCAAGTATTAACGATGTTGTACAAGCAATTAGAAATGGTAATTAAAAATTAATTAAAAGGACGGTATAAAAATTATGAAAATCACTGGTAGAACACAATACATTCAAGAAACTAATCAAGAGGCATTCATGAAAGGTGGGGACTTTTTAGGAGCTGGAGAATTTACAGTAAAAGTTGCAAATGTCGAGTTTAACGACAGAGAAAACAGATACTTCACGATTGTTTTTGAAAACAACGAAGGTAAACAATACAAACACAACCAATTCGTCCCACCATTCCAACAAGATTATCAAGAAAAACAATATATCGAGTTACTTAGTAGATTAGGAATTAAATTGAACTTACCAGATTTAACTTTTGACACAGATCAATTAATTAACAAAATCGGAACTATTGTACTTAAAAATAAATTTAACGAGGAACAAGGCAAGTATTTTGTAAGACTCTCATATGTAAAAGTTTGGAATAAAGACGATGAAGTAGTTAATAAACCAGAACCTAAAACTGATGAGATGAAACAAAAAGAACAGCAAGCAAATGGTAAACAGACACCTATGAGTCAACAATCAAACCCATTCGCTAATGCTAATGGTCCAATAGAAATCAATGATGATGATTTACCGTTCTAGGACGTGGTTTAAATGCAATACATTACAAGATACCAGAAAGACAATGACGGTACTTATTCCGTCGTTGCTACTGGTGTTGAACTTGAACAAAGTCACATTGACTTACTAGAAAACGGATATCCACTAAAAGCAGAAGTAGAGGTTCCGGACAATAAAAAAACTATCTATAGAACAACGCAAAAAAATATTCGCAATGTGTAGAGATATAGAACTTCACTGGGGCGAACCAGTAGAATCAACTAGAAAATTATTACAAACAGAATTGGAAATTATGAAAGGTTATGAAGAAATCAGTCTGCGCGACTGTTCTATGAAAGTTGCAAGGGAGTTAATAGAACTGATTATAGCGTTTATGTTTCATCATCAAATACCTATGAGTGTAGAAACGAGTAAGTTGTTAAGCGAAGATAAAGCGTTATTATATTGGGCTACAATCAACCGCAACTGTGTAATATGCGGAAAGCCTCACGCAGACCTAGCACATTACGAAGCAGTAGGTAGAGGCATGAACAGAAACAAGATGAATCACTACGACAAACATGTATTAGCGTTATGTCGCGAACATCACAACGAGCAACATGCGATTGGCGTTAAGTCGTTTGATGATAAATATCACTTGCATGACTCGTGGATAAAAGTTGATGAGAGGCTCAATAAAATGTTGAAAGGAGGAGAATAATGGTTAAATCGATATTTTTACAAGATGGAGAAGAAATTTTAGTTGATGATGAAGATTACGAGAGAGTTAATCAGCATACTTGGCATAAAGCTTTTAAAGATAATTACAGAATGATTGTGAATAGTGATAAAAAGCATTTACCTGATTTTATTCTAAAAAAAAGTTTCCAAAAAATAAAAAACAATGATTTCACAAGAAAAAATCTAACAACTGAAGGTAATAAAACAAGATGGAGCAAAGCGAAGTGTAACAATTCATCTAAATATAAAGGCGTTTCATGGGATAAAAAAAATAATAATTGGTATGCATGTATAGCTGTTGATAAAAAAACCAAAAACTTAGGTCACTTTGTAAATGAAGATGAAGCAGCAAAAGCTTACAACAATGCAGTTAATGAATATTGGGGTGGTGTTGGTTACCTTAATATAATTGGAGAAGATAATAGGCTGAAAAAAAGAAACTATAAAACAAACATAAAGCAATTGAAGAGGGGAACTGATAAAAACAATTTAAGAGGAATAAACAAAATAAAACATAGATATTATTCAAAAATATTTTATTCTGGCAACTATATAGCGTTAGGCGGATATGACGATTTAAACAAAGCGAGATTAGTTTACAACAAATGTTCGTCATACCTGCATGGATCTGACGCGATCCTTAACGACGTACCTATGACAGATGAACTTAAAGAATTCATATCTAACTGGGAAGTACCGGACAAAATAAAAGCGCTGAAAGGAGAAGACAATGGGAGAAGTATCGTGGATAAAACTTAAAGTTGGCATGTTTGATGACAGCAAAATCAAATATATCGAAGCTTTACCCGAAAGAGATACGATCATAACCATTTGGGTTAAGTTGCTAACTTTATCAGGAAAGTACAACGAACAAGGTTACATTATGTTATCTGAAAACTTGCCGTATAACGAAGAAATGTTAGCAAATGAGTTTAGCCGACCTATTAACTCAATAAGGTTAGCAATTCAAACTTTTGAGACATTGGGCATGATTGAAAAAGTTAATGGTGTCATAAAAGTGACAAACTGGGAAAAGCACCAAAACATCGAAGGACTCGAGAAAATCAGGGCGCAGAACAGGTTGAGGAAACAAAAGCAACGAGAAAACAACAGAAAATTGCTAAATGGTCACGTGACGTCACGTGACAGTCACGCAACAGAAGAAGATAAAGAATTAGATAAAGAATTAGAAAGAGATAAAGAAAAAGATATAGATAAGAACTTAAGTTCAAATAATAGCGCAACTGACGTTACGCATGAGCAATTTGAGGAATGGTGGAAACTTTACGACAAGAAGAAAGATAAGAAGATGTCTTTTACTAAATTCAAATCATGCTTAAAGAAACATTCTTTTGAGCAAATCATGCAAGGTACTCGAGAGTATTTAAAAACTATTACAGACAAACAATATCAAAAGTACCCTAAAACATTTTTAACTAACGAAAGCTATATGAATGATTATAGCGAAGAGATTAAAGAAACTGGCATAGATCAATTGGAACGTATGAAGTACGACGAAAGTTATTGGGACTAGGAGGATCTTATGAAACCGTTATTCAACGAAAAAATAAACGAGAGTTTAAAAAAATATCAACCAATCGAAGTAATACTAAGACAGAATTGTGATAAATGTGGGCATCAATATGACTTATATAAGTTTGAAAATGGATATGAATACAAAGATGGTTGCGAATGTGAAATTCAAAGATTGGCTTATGAAGAATACAAAAGGAATAAACAAAAGAAACTTGATTATATTTTTAATCAATCAAATGTTAATCCGGCTTTAAGAAATGCAACAGTAAACAACTATAAGCCACAAAATGAAAAACAAGTACAAGCTAAACAAACAGCAATAGAGTACGTTCAAGGCTTCTCTACAAAAGAGTCAAAATCATTAATATTGCAAGGTTCATACGGAACTGGTAAAAGCCACCTAGCATACGCTATCGCAAAAGCAGTCAAATCTAAAGGGCATACGGTTGCTTTTATGCACATACCAATGTTGATGGATCGTATCAAAGCGACATACAACAAAAGTGCAGTAGAGACTACAGACGAGTTAGTCAGATTGTTAAGCGATATTGATTTACTTGTACTAGATGATATGGGTGTAGAAAACACAGAACACACTTTAAATAAACTTTTCAGCATTGTTGATAACAGAGTAGGTAAAAACAACATCTTTACAACTAACTTTAGTGATAAAGAACTAAATCAAAATATGAACTGGCAACGTATCAATTCAAGAATGAAACACAATGCAAGAAAAGTAAGAGTAATCGGAGACGATTTCAGGGAGCGAGACGCATGGTAACCAAAGAATTTTTGAAAATTAAACTTGAGTGTTCAGATATGTACGCTCAGAAACTCATAGACGAGGCACAGGGCGATGAAAATAAGTTATATGACCTATTTATCCAAAAACTTGCAGAACGTCATACACGCCCCGCTATCGTCGAATATTAAGGAGTGTTAAAAATGCCGAAAGAAAAATATTACTTATACCGAGAAGATGGCACAGAAGATATTAAGGTCATCAAGTATAAAGAGAATGAGAATGAAGTTTATTCGCTCACAGGAGCCCATTTCAGCGACGAAAAGAAAATTATGACTGATAGTGACCTAAAACGATTTAAAGGCGCTCACGGACTTCTATATGAGCAAGAGCTAGGTTTACAAGCAACGATATTTGATATTTAGAGGTGGACGATGAGTAAATACAACGCTAAGAAAGTTGAGTACAAAGGAATTGTATTTGATAGCAAAGTAGAGTGTGAATATTACCAATATTTAGAAAGTAATATGAATGGCACTAACTATGATCGTATCGAAATACAACCGAAATTCGAACTACAACCTAAATTTGGGAAGCAAAGACCGATTACGTATATAGCCGATTTCTCTTTGTGGAAGGAAGGGAAACTGGTTGAAGTTATAGACGTTAAAGGTAAGGCGACTGAAGTTGCCAACATCAAAGCGAAGATATTCAGATATCAGTATAAAGATGTGAATTTAACGTGGATATGTAAAGCACCTAAGTACACAGGCAAAACATGGATTACTTACGAGGAATTAATTAAAGCAAGACGAGAACGCAAAAGAGAAATGAAGTGATCTAATGCAACAACAAGCATATATAAACGCAACGATTGATATAAGAATACCTACAGAAGTTGAATATAAGCATTTTGGTGATGTGGATAACGAAAAAGATGCGCTGGCAGATTACTTATATAACAATCCTAACGAAATACTAGAATATGACAATTTAAAAATTAGAAACGTAAATATAGAGGTGGAATAAATGGCAAGAATTACCAAAGAAACAAAAACTGTAAGCGACGGTTATTCAAGAGAAGACCGAGAAACGACATTGAACTATGATTACGAAAATCAAGAATGGATTGCTTACTCATCGGTACCGACACATATTACTAGAATGACAAAGTTGTACGGCGATGATGTAGAGGTATTGGAACGATTAGAATCTGGGACTGCGGTATTGGTTAGGGCGAAACTACCTAAAAGCGCAATAGGTTTTAGAAAATTAATGTCTGAAGAGCGACGACAAGAATTATCTGAGAGAGCAAAAAGAGCTTTTGGTCATTAGTGCTCGTGAATATAGGGCGAAAAACGACCAAAAAGACACACTAATACTTTTTAGGATAAATAACATCCGGAGAAAAAAACATGAGCTTTAAAAATTTTAACACAGGATAAATACAGAGGTGGAATAAATGAGTATCGTAAAGATTAACGGTAAACCATATAAATTTACCGAACATGAAAATGAATTGATAAAAAAGAATGGTTTAACTCCAGGAATGGTTGCAAAAAGAGTACGAGGTGGCTGGGCGTTGTTAGAAGCCTTACATGCACCTTATGGTATGCGCTTAGCTGAGTATAAAGAAATTGTGTTATCCAAAATCATGGAGCGAGAGAGCAAAGAACGTGAAATGGCTAGGCAACGACGTAAAGAGGCTGAGCTAAGAAGAAAGAAGCCACATTTGTTTAATGTGCCACAAGTGCATCCAAGAGGACGTTATGCGTGCTACCTGATGGAAAACGACATATTCGTGAAAGTTAAGAAGTAGATCATGACAGATAACGCACGCAAAGAATACCTAAATCAATTCTTTGGATCTAAGAGATATCTGTATCAAGATAACGAACGAGTGGCACATATCCATGTAGTAAACGGCACTTATTACTTTCATGGGCATATCGTGCCAGGTTGGCAAAGTGTTAAAAAGACATTTGATACTGCTGAAGAGCTCGAAATATATATAAAGCAACATGGTTTGGAATACGAAGAACAGAAGGAACTAACTTTATTTTAGAGGAGGTTATGAAAGTGAACTATGAAACAGGGTTCCAACTAGGTGTAATGGAAGCTAGGTTGAAGAAGATGAGAAAACAACGTGATGCGTGCAAGAAGCAACGTGATGAGCTTATCGTGGATATAGCTAAGTTAAGAGAGCGTAACGAAGAGCTGGAGAACATGTGGCGCACAGTCAAAAATGAATTGCTTGGAAGATACGAATTTTACCGTTTTAGACTTAACGAACTACAGATTGAGAGTAGAGCGAACAAGGCAGTAGCTATAAACATGGGAGCTAAAATCAACGCAAGTGCTATATTGTACCGAATGGACAAATTAGACGGAACAAATGAGTTCTACGAATTTTTAGGACAAATGGAGGATGACACTAATGAATAACCGTGAACAAATAGAACAGTCCGTTATAAGTGCTAGTGCGTATAACGGCAATGACACAGAGGGATTACTAAAAGAGATTGAGGACGTGTATAAGAAAGCGCAAGCGTTTGATGAAATACTTGAGGGAATGACAAATGCTATTCAACATTCAGTTAAAGAAGGTATTGAACTTGATGAAGCAGTAGGGATTATGACGGGTCAAGTTGTCTATAAATATGAGGAGGAGCAGGAAGATGAAAAAATTTAATGTTCAAATCACATACACTGGCATGATTGAAGAGACTATCGAGGCTGAAAGTTTAGACGAAGCAGAATTTGAGGCTCATGATATTGCGAGAATGGAAGTGCCATTTGATTGTGATGAATTTGAAATTAATGTAGAGGTGGAACAGGAAAATGACTAACACATTACAAGTAAAACTATTATCAGAAAATGCTAGAATGCCCGAACGAAATCATAAGACGGATGCAGGTTATGATATATTCTCAGCTGAAACTGTCGTACTTGAGCCACAAGAAAAGGCAGTGATTAAAACAGATGTAGCTGTAAGCATACCAGAGGGCTATGTCGGGCTATTAACTAGCCGTAGTGGTGTAAGTAGTAAAACACATTTAGTGATTGAAACAGGCAAGATAGACGCGGGATATCATGGCAATTTAGGGATTAATATCAAGAATGATAATGAAACGTTAGAGAGTGAGTATATAAGTAACTTTGGACGTAGTCCTTCTGGTATAGACGGACAATATGCCCTACTACCTGTAACAGATAAAATTTTATGTATGAATGGTAGTTATGTCATAAACAAAGGCGACAAACTAGCTCAATTGGTTATTGTGCCTATATGGACACCGGAACTAAAGCAAGTGGAGGAATTCGAGAGTGTTTCAGAACGTGGAGCAAAAGGCTTCGGAAGTAGCGGAGTGTAAAGACATCTTAGATCGAGTTAAGGAGGTTTTGGGGAAGTGACGCAATACTTAGTCACAACATTCAAAGATTCAACAGGACGTAAGCATACACACATAACTAAAGCTAAGAGCAATCAAAGGTTTACAGTTGTTGAGGCAGAGAGTAAAGAAGAAGCGAAAGAGAAGTACGAGACGCAAGTTAAAAGAGATGCAGTTATTAAATTAGGTCAGTTGTTTGAAAATATAAGGGAGTGTGGGAAATGAATCGGCTGAGAATTTTATTACATGACGGTAGTAGTTTGATATTACATGAAGATGAATTATTTAACGAAATAGCATTTGTTTTGGATGATTTTAGAAATGATGATGACTATTTAACGATAGAAAAAGATTATGGCAGAGAACTTGTATTGAACAAAGGTTATATAGTTGGGATTAATGTTGAGGAGGCAGACGATGACTAAACAAATATTAAGACTATTATTCTTACTAGCAATGTATGAGCTAGGTAAGTATGTAACTGAGCAAGTATATATTATGATGACGGCTAATGATGATGTAGAGGCGCCGAGTGACTTCGCAAAGTTGAGCGATCAGTCTGATTTGATGAGGGCGGAGGTGTCAGAGTAGATGTATAGCAAAGAGTCAATTGTTAATATGATAGGCACACATAAAATGAAGTGTAATGTGTTAGCTGATGTAATACCGGAATATGATAGCAATTCAATCGCACAGTATGGTATACAAGCGACGTTACCGAAACCACAAGGGGAAAACTCGAGTAAAGTAGAAGATGTTGTTGTGAGGCTCGAGAGAGCAAATAAAAGATATGCACAGATGTTAAAAGAGGTTGAGTTTATAAATCAATCACAACAGAGATTGGGACACGTTGACTTTTGTTTCTTAGAGTTATTGAAGAAAGGTTATAACAGGGATGCGATTATCAAGAAGATGCCTAACTCTAAATTAAATAGAAACAACTTCTTAGCGCGCCGTGATGAGTTAGCAGAAAAGATTTATCTACTACAGTGACGAAAATGACAAAAATGACAGAAATGACGAAAATGACACTATTTTTAAACTGTGAATTAATTTTATATAATTGATTTGTAAGAATTATCTTAAGACGTGGGGTAATAGCCACATTAGATGTTCTCATCGATGTGATTGAGAAGTGACAAACATATAAAAATTGATATGTTACGCTATTAATCACTTACTACCTGCCTATATGGTGGGTAGTTTAATTCTTGCATTTTGAGTCATAACTATTTTCCTCCTTTCACATTTATTGAACGTAGCTCCTGCACGAGATGTAGGGGCATTTTTATATTTAAAAAATAACAAGAGTAATTAACGTAAAGGCGTGTGATACAGTGAAAACAATTGATTAAATTAACACCGAAGCAAGAAAAGTTTGTGCTAGGACTCATAGAGGGCAAGAGCCAACGGAAAGCATATATTGACGCAGGGTATTCGACTAAAGGTAAGAGTGGGGAATATCTAGATAAAGAAGCGAGTACACTTTTTAAAAATCGGAAGGTTTCCGGAAGGTACGAAAAATTGCGTCAAGAAGTAGCTGAACAATCAAAATGGACACGCCAAAAGGCCTTTGAAGAATATGAGTGGCTAAAGAATGTAGCTAAGAATGACATTGAAATAGAGGGAGTGAAGAAAGCGACAGCTGATGCATTCCTCGCTAGTTTAGATGGTATGAATAGAATGACGTTAGGTAACGAAGTTTTAGCTAACAAGAAAATAGAAACTGAAATTAAGATGCTTGAGAAGAAGATTGAACAAATAGATAAAGGTGACAGTGGAACAGAAGATAAAATCAAACAACTTCACGACGCAATAACGGAAGTGATCGTCAATGAATAAACTTAAATCTTTATATACGGACAAACAAATTGAAATATTGAAGCAAACGCAAAAACAAGATTGGTTTATGTTAATTAATCACGGAGCAAAGCGTACAGGTAAAACAATATTAAACAATGACTTATTTTTACGTGAGTTAATGCGTGTGCGAAAGATAGCAGACGAAGAAGGAATTGAGACACCTCAATATATACTTGCTGGTGCAACATTAGGTACGATTCAAAAAAACGTACTAATAGAGTTAACTAACAAATATGGCATTGAGTTTAATTTTGATAAATATAATTCATTCATGTTATTTGGCGTTCAAGTGGTTCAGACAGGTCACAGTAAAGTAAGTGGTATAGGAGCTATACGTGGTATGACATCGTTTGGTGCATATATCAATGAAGCGTCGTTAGCGCATGAAGAGGTGTTTGACGAGATTAAGTCACGTTGTAGTGGAACTGGTGCAAGAATATTGGTAGATACCAACCCTGACCATCCCGAGCATTGGTTGTTGAAAGATTATATTGAAAATACAGATCCTAAAGCAGGTATACTGAGTCACCAATTTAAGCTCGATGACAATAACTTTCTTAATGATAGATATAAAGAGTCTATTAAGGCTTCAACACCATCAGGTATGTTCTATGAACGTAATATCAACGGTATGTGGGTGTCTGGTGACGGTGTAGTATATGCCGACTTTGATTTGAATGAGAATACGATTAAAGCAGATGAACTGGACGACATACCTATCAAAGAATACTTTGCTGGTGTCGACTGGGGTTACGAGCACTATGGATCTATTGTGTTAATAGGACGAGGTATAGATGGTAACTTTTATTTTATTGAGGAGCACGCACACCAATTTAAGTTTATTGATGATTGGGTGGTTATTGCAAAAGATATTGTAAGTAGATATGGCAATATTAATTTTTACTGCGATACTGCACGACCTGAATACATCACTGAATTTAGAAGACATAGATTACGTGCAATTAACGCTGATAAAAGTAAACTATCGGGTGTAGAGGAAGTTGCTAAGTTGTTCAAACAAAACAAGTTACTTGTTCTTTATGATAATATGGATAGGTTTAAGCAAGAGGTATTTAAATATGTTTGGCACCCTACAAACGGAGAGCCTATAAAAGAATTTGATGACGTGTTGGACTCGTTAAGATATGCCATATACACACATACTAAACCTGAACGATTAAGGAGGGGGAAATGACATTGTATAAGTTAATAGATGATATTGAAGCACAAGGAATATTGCCTAAGCATATTGAGGCTCTAATAGAGTCACATAAAGACGATAGAGAGAGAATGGTTAATCTCTATAATAGATACAAGACACATATTGACTATGTACCAATATTCAAACGTCGACCAATTGAAGAAAAAGAAGATTTTGAAACTGGTGGAAATGTAAGGCGATTAGACGTGTCTGTTAATAACAAACTTAACAACTCTTTTGACAGCGAAATTGTTGATACACGTGTTGGTTATTTACATGGTGTTCCTGTTACTTATGATTTAGATGAAAACGCAGAAAAAAACGAAAAGTTGAAAAAGTTTATAACCAACTTTGCCATTAGAAATAGTGTTGATGATGAGGATTCTGAAATAGGTAAAATGGCAGCAATTTGCGGATATGGTGCTAGGTTAGCATATATTGATACGAATGGTGATATTAGGATTAAGAATATAGATCCCTATAATGTTATTTTTGTTGGCGACAATATTTTAGAACCTACATACTCATTGCGCTACTTTTATGAAAAAGATGATGATAATGGCACTGATTATGTGTACGCAGAGTTTTACGATAATACTTATTATTATGTATTTCGAGGAGAAGGTATTGACGCTTTGCAAGAAGTTGGACGATATGAACATTTATTTGATTACAATCCATTGTTTGGTGTACCTAACAACAAAGAGATGATAGGAGATGCTGAAAAGGTTATTCACTTAATTGACGCATATGATTTAACAATGAGCGATGCATCAAGTGAGATTAGTCAGACACGTTTAGCATACCTTGTGTTACGCGGTATGGGTATGAGTGAAGGAATGATTCAAGAAACACAAAAGAGTGGCGCATTTGAGTTGTTCGACAAAGATATGGACGTTAAATACTTAACAAAAGATGTAAATGACACAATGATTGAGAACCATTTAGATCGAATCGAAAAGAATATCATGCGTTTTGCAAAGTCAGTAAACTTTAATTCTGACGAGTTTAACGGAAATGTACCTATCATTGGAATGAAACTTAAACTTATGGCTTTAGAGAACAAGTGTATGACGTTTGAGCGTAAGATGACAGCTATGTTGAGGTATCAATTCAAAGTTATTTTATCTGCATTAAAGCGTAAAGGGTACAACTTAAATGATGATAGTTATTTAAATCTGATATTTAAGTTCACTCGAAACATTCCAGTTAATAAGTTAGAAGAATCACAAGTGCTAATTAACCTTAAGGGGCAAGTTTCAGAACGAACAAGGTTGGGACAATCACAACTAGTTGATGATGTTGATTACGAATTAGACGAAATGGAAAAAGAAAGTCTTGAATTTAATGACAAATTACCTGACATATATGAAGGTGACGCAAATGACAAATCCCAAAATAACCAATCAGAATGATATTGATGAGTATATCGAGGGTTTAATCTCTAAAGCAGAAAAACCAATAGAACAACTATTTGCTAATCGACTTAAAGAGATAAAACAAATCATCGCAGATATGTTTGAAAAGTATCAAAGTGATGATGTGTATGTTACATGGACTGAATTCAATAAATACAACAGGCTCAATAAGGAGTTAACTCGTATAGGTACAATGTTGACTGATGACTATAGGCAAGTAGCTAAGATGATTCAGAAGTCACAGAAAGATGCTTATATCGAAAAGTTCCTTATGAGCCTTTATTTATATGAAATGGCGAGTCAAACATCTATGCAGTTTGATGTTCCGAGTAAAGAGATAATCAAATCAGCTATTGAACAACCTATTGAGTTCATTCGTTTAATGCCAACACTACAAAAACATCGTGATGAAGTATTGAAAAAGATACGTATGCACATTACACAAGGCATTATGAGCGGGGAGGGGTACTCTAAGATAGCTAAAGCAATACGTGATGATATCGGCATGTCTAAAGCTCAATCATTGCGTGTGGCTCGCACAGAAGCAGGCAGAGCAATGTCACAAGCTGGACTTGATAGTGCAATGGTTGCTAAAGATAACGGTTTGAAGATCAAGAAATGTTGGCATGCTACCAAAGATACACGTACACGTGATACTCATCGCCATTTAGACGGTGAATCTGTAGAAATAGACCAAAACTTTCAATCAAGTGGGTGCGTTGGACAAGCACCAAAGCTATTTATCGGTGTAAACAGTGCGAAAGAAAATATCAACTGTCGTTGTAAATTACTCTATTACATTGATAAAGATGAATTACCCACTGTGATGAGAGTGCGTAATGATGATGGTGAAAATGAAGTTATACCATTCATGAATTATCGTGAGTGGGAAAAACACAAGAGGAAAAAGAAATAATGTATCTATCGACCTTAGCATGTCGTTAAACTGCTTTTTATTATGCACTTTTCGGACTGTTAGGGTACGCGAAGGGCAAAAAGGAGTTTTGATATATGAATATCGAAGAAGTTAAGTCTTTTTTTGAAGAACACAAAGACGATAAAGAAGTAAAAGATTATCTAAAGGGACTTAAGACGGTGTCTGTTGATGACGTTAAAGGCTTTTTAGATACAGAAGAAGGTAAACGATTCATTCAACCTGAATTAGATCGTTATCATTCGAAAGGATTAGAATCATGGAAAGAGAAAAATCTTGAGAATCTAATCGAACAAGAAGTACAGAAGCGTAATCCTGAGCAATCAGAAGAACAAAAACGTATTAGTGCTCTTGAAAAAGAGTTAGAAAAACGCGACGCAGAGGCAAAACGTGAGAAGTTAAGAAGTAACGCGCTAGGTAAAGCGCAGGAACTAAATTTACCAACATCCTTAGTTGATAGATTTTTAGGCGACTCTGATGAAGATACTGAACAAAATTTGAAAGTTTTAAAAGAAACTTTTGACAAGTATGTTCAAGAAGGTGTTGAGTCTAAATTTAAATCGAGTGGAAGAGATGTTAAAGAATCACAAAATCAAGATTCAGACCCTTCAAATGTAAAGTCCATTGAAGAAATGGCGGAAGAAATCAATATTAGAAAATAAAGTGAGGTAATAAAATATGGCAACTCCAACATACACGCCAGGCAATGTTATTTTATCGGATTTTAAAAACGGCGTTATTCCAGCAGAACAAGGTACTTTAATCATGAAAGACATTATGTCTAATTCAGCAATTATGAAATTAGCTAAAAATGAGCCAATGACAGCACAAAAGAAAAAATTTACTTACTTAGCTAAAGGTGTAGGCGCTTACTGGGTATCAGAAACGGAACGTATTCAAACTTCTAAGCCTGAGTATGCACAAGCAGAAATGGAAGCTAAGAAAATTGGTGTAATTATCCCGTTATCAAAAGAGTTTCTTAAATGGACTGCAAAAGATTTCTTTAATGAGGTTAAACCTTTAATTGCAGAGGCGTTTTACAAAGCGTTTGACCAAGCTGTTATCTTTGGTACTAAATCACCTTATAACACTTCAACTAGTGGTAAACCGCTTGTTGAAGGCGCAGAAGAGAAAGGTAACGTTGTTACAGATACTAATAATTTATACGTAGACCTTTCGGCATTAATGGCTACTATTGAAGATGAAGAGTTAGATCCAAACGGAGTATTAACTACACGTTCATTCAGAAGTAAAATGCGTAATGCTTTAGATGCTAATGACAGACCATTATTTGATGCTAACGGGAACGAGATTATGGGATTACCACTATCTTATACTGGAGCGGATGTATACGACAAAAAGAAATCATTAGCACTAATGGGTGATTGGGATTACGCACGTTACGGTATCTTACAAGGTATTGAGTATGCAATTTCTGAAGATGCCACGTTAACGACGTTACAAGCATCAGATGCTTCTGGCCAACCAGTATCATTATTTGAACGTGATATGTTCGCTTTACGTGCGACGATGCATATTGCATACATGAACGTTAAACCAGAAGCGTTCGCAACGCTTAAACCAACTGAATAGGAGGAGATATGATGGCTAATCCTGCAGAAGAGATTAAGGTAAAAAAAGACAATATGACCATTACTGTTACAAAGAAGGCGTTTGACTCTTATTACAGTCTTGTTGGTTACAAAGAGGTTAAATCACGCCGTACTACGTCGGATAAGAGTGAGTGATAAAAATGACTCTTTATGAAGATGTTAAACTTTTACTCAAGAAAAATGGAGTGGAAGTTAAAAGTGATGAAGAAGAAATGTTTAAGATGGAAGTTGACGGAATACTAGAAGATGTTAGGGATATAACAAACAATGATTTTATGAAAGATGGTCAAGTTATTTATCCTTACTCAATCAAAAAGTATGTCGCAGACGTTCTAGAGTATTATCAACGTCCTGAAGTTAAAAAGAATTTAAAGTCAAGAAGTATGGGGACAGTGTCGTACACTTATAACGATGGTGTCCCTGATTACATTAGCGGAGTATTAAACAGGTATAAACGAGCAAAGTTTCATCCGTTTAAACCAATAAGATAGAGGTGTTGTTCGTGTTTAATCCATATGATGAATTCCCTCATACCATTTCTATTGGAAGTATTAAAAAAGTAGGAGAGTATCCAATTATACAAGAGCGCTTTGTAAGCGATAAAACAATTAAAGGATTTATGGATACGCCTACTACATCTGAACAACTAAAATTTCATCAAATGTCCCAAGAGTATGATAGGAACCTATACGTACCTCATGACTTACCAATATCTAAAAATAACTTATTTGAGTATGAGGGTAGAATCTTTGATGTTATAGGCGATTCTGTAGATCAGGGCGGACAACATGAAATTAAGTTGCTACGACTTAAACAGGTGCCATATGGCAAAGGTTAAGTATGGCGCTGATAGTATGGTTGTTGAATTAGATAAGTTCGATAAGAAAATAGAAGAGTGGGTTAAAAAAGGTATTGCTAAAACAACGACGAAGATTTACAACACTGCTGTAGCATTAGCTCCTGTTGACTTAGGTTTTTTAAAAGAAAGTATTGACTTTAAATATTTCGACGGTGGGTTATCCAGTGTTATAAGTGTCGGCGCAGATTATGCAATATACGTTGAATACGGTACTGGTATATATGCTACTGGTCCTGGTGGTAGTCGTGCTACAAAGATTCCGTGGAGTTTTGAAGGTGATGACGGCGAATGGTACACAACATATGGTCAAGAGCCACAGCCGTTTTGGAATCCTGCAATTGACGCAGGACGCAAGACATTCGAGCAGTATTTTTCATAGAGGTGGTAAAATATGTGGGTATCAGTTGAACCTGAACTTACAAATCAAATATATAAAAGATTAATCTCAGACCCTAACATTAACAAACTAGTTTATGATAGGGTCTTTGACGTTGTTCAAGATGACGCTGTTTACCCATATATTGTTGTGGGTGAATCGAACGTCACTAACAACGAATCTAGCGCAACAATGAGAGAAACAGTCGGTATTGTCATACATGTGTATTCGCAGTTCGCTACACAATACGAGGCTAAGCTCATTTTAAGCGCGATAGGTTATGTGCTTAACAGACCTATAGAAATAGAAAATTACGAATTCCAATATAGCCGTATCGATAGTCAAGCAGTATTCCCTGATATAGACAGGTTTACTAAGCATGGCACGATACGGCTTTTATTTAAGTACAGACATAAAAAGAAAAACGAAGGAGTGTATTAAATGGCGCAAAAAAACTATTTAGCAGTTGTACGTCCAGCTGAAACTGATTTAGATCCAGTAGAATCTTTATTATTAGCTGACTTACAAGAAGGTGGACATACGATTGAAAATGATTTAGCTGAAATAGTACGAGGCGGTAAAACGGACTATTCTCCCAATGCAATGTCAGAATCATTTAAATTAACAATTGGTAATGTGCCTGGAGATAAAGGAATTGAAGCAGTGAAACACGCTGTACAAACAGGTGGACAGTTGCGTATATGGCTTTATGAGCGTAATAAACGTGCAGACGGTAAACATCACGGAATGTTTGGTTATGTTGTTCCAGAATCATTTGAAATGTCGTTTGATGATGAAAGTGACAAAATCGAACTATCATTAAAAGTTAAATGGAATACAGCAGAAGGTGCTGAAGATAACTTGCCGAAAGAGTGGTTTGAAGCTGCAGGTGCGCCTACAGTTGAATACGAAAAATTCGGCGAAAAAGTCGGAACATTCGAGAATCAAAAGAAAGCTAGTGTTGTATCTGGTTCACACACGGAAGACCATTCTATGTAAACTAATAGATCAAGGGGGCGTAAGCTCCCTATTTTTTTATAAAAAAATTGAAAAGAGGTATATATTTTGACTGAATTTAATCCAATTACAACATTAAAAATTAATGACGGAGAAAAAGATTACGAAGTAGAAGCAAAAGTAACATTTGCATTTGACCGAAAAGCTGAAAAATTCTCAGAAGATAGCGAAGATGGGAGAAAAGGAGCAATGCCAGGATTCAATGTTATCTTTAACGGTTTGCTAGAATCTAGAAACAAAGCGATTTTACAATTTTGGGAATGTGCTACTGCTTATTTAAAAAACCCACCAACTCGAGAACAATTAGAAAAAGCGATTGATGATTTCATCACTGAAAACGAGGATACTTTGCCGTTATTACAAGGGGCTTTGGACAAACTTAACAATAGTGGTTTTTTCAAGAGGGAGAGTCGCTCGTACTGGATGACATTGAACAAAGCACCGAATATGGCCAAAAGCGAGGACAAAGAAATGACGAAAGCAGGCATAGAAATGATGAAAGAGAATTACAAGGAAATCATGGGCGCAGAACCTTACACGATTACTCAAAAATAAGGCAACTGACAGCTAGATATTTAGGATATATCCCTGAACATGAATTGTTAGCACTAACACCTGCTGAATGGCGTGATTGGCTTATTGGTGGTCAGGATAGGTACCTAGATCAAAGACAATTATTAATTGAACAAGCGCAAGCTAACGGCTTAGTACAAGCTTCTAAGAGGCTAACTAGTATGATTCGTGACATTGAGAAACAACGTTACGAAATAAGAGAACCTGGTAGCTATGCTCGTGTACAAAAAGCTAGATTAGAAGAAGAAAAAAGAAGACGTGAACTCTTCAAAGAAGGTACAAGAAAATTCCTTGAATCGAAAGGAGGTTAGCCTTTGGATACTCATTTTATGGCAAAGATTATGGCCAATATTAGAGATTTCCAAAGCAACGTAAGGAAAGCTCAACGATTAGCAAAGACGTCTGTACCAAACGAAATTGAAACAGATGTAAAAGCAGATATTTCAAGATTCCAAAGAGCTTTACAACGCGCTAAAGCTATGGCGCAAAAATGGCGTGAACATAACGTTAAAATAGATGGTAATAATTCACCGTTAAAACGTGCAATTGCTAGTGCAAAAACGATGTTGGCCACGTTACACAACAAAACAATAAAAGTTAATTTCGATACGAGAGGTATGACAAAAACCCAAATTTTAACTAAGGCACTGAATCAGTCCTTAACTGATTATAGTGAGAAAATGGACGCGCTAGCTACTAAAATTCGTACATTTGGTACAATTTTTGCACAACAAGTTAAAGGCTTAATGATTGCTAGTATACAAGCATTGATACCAGTGATTGCCGGGTTAGTACCTGCAATAATGGCAGTACTTAATGCGGTTGGTGTATTAGGTGGTGGCGTTTTAGGTTTAGTTGGCGCATTCTCTGTCGCAGGTCTTGGAGTTGTTGGCTTTGGTGCAATGGCTATTAGCGCTCTTAAAATGGTTGAAGATGGAACATTGGCAGTAACAAAAGAAGTTCAAAACTTTAGAGATGCGAGCGATCAGTTAAAAACTACATGGCGTGATATTGTTAAAGAGAATCAAGCAAGTATCTTTAATGCGATGTCAGCAGGTATCAGAGGTGTTACAAGTGCGATGTCTCAATTAAAACCATTCTTATCCGAAGTATCTATGCTGGTTGAAGCAAACGCACGCAAGTTTGAGGATTGGGTTAAACATTCTGAAACAACTAAGAAAGCATTTGAAGCATTGAACAGCATAGGTGGCGCAATCTTCGGAGATTTATTGAACGCTGCAGGAAGATTTGGCGACGGATTAATTAACATTTTCACTCAATTAATGCCGTTGTTCAAATTTGTGTCTCAAGGACTACAGAACATGTCTATAGCTTTCCAAAATTGGGCTAATAGTGTGGCTGGTCAGAATGCTATTAAAGCGTTTATTGACTACACTACCACTAACTTACCTAAGATTGGTCAGATATTTGGCAATGTGTTCGCTGGTATTGGTAATTTAATGATTGCTTTTGCTCAAAACAGTTCTAACATTTTTGACTGGTTAGTTAAATTAACTTCTCAATTTAGAGCATGGTCAGAACAAGTAGGACAATCACAAGGATTTAAAGACTTTATCAGTTACGTTCAAGAGAATGGTCCCACTATTATGCAGTTAATCGGTAATATCGTAAAAGCGTTAGTGGCATTTGGTACTGCAATGGCTCCTATAGCTAGTAAATTACTAGATTTCATTACTAATTTAGCTGGATTTATCGCCAAACTATTCGAAGCACACCCAGCAGTCGCTCAAATTATCGGTGTTATCGGTATTTTAGGTGGCGTATTTTGGGCTTTAATGGCTCCGATTGCAGCTGTTAGCAGTGTATTAAGTAATGTGTTTGGCGTAACTTTATTAAATATTGTCACAAGAATACTGGAATTAACTAGGATAACTGATTTGGTAAGTAAAGTGTTCGGTTTATTAGCTGGTGTTTTCACAAGTATTTCTGTGCCAGTATTAGCAGTAATTGCCGTAATTGGCGCATTCATTGGTATTCTTGTTTATTTATGGAAAACAAACGAGAATTTCAGAAAAACAATAACCGAAGCTTGGAACGGTATCAAAACAGCCGTTTCTGGTGCGATTCAGGGCGTCGTTGATTGGTTAACTCAATTGTGGGGCAAAATTCAAACAACGTTGCAACCAATCATGCCTATATTACAAATGCTAGGGCAAATATTCATGCAAGTATTAGGTGTTTTAGTCATAGGTATCATCACAAACGTTATGAATATCATACAAGGTTTATGGACGTTAATTACAATTGCGTTCCAAGCCATAGGAACAGTGATATCAGTAGCAGTCCAAATCATAGTAGGCTTGCTTACTGCTTTAATACAGTTTCTTACTGGCGACTTCTCGGGTGCTTTGGAGACAATTAAAACTACGATTTCCAATGTACTTGATACCATTTGGCAATACATGCAATCAGTTTGGAATTCGATTATCGGCTTTTTAACTGGTGTCATGGATAGAACATTATCAATGTTTGGCACAAGTTGGTCGCAGATATGGAGTACAATCACTAATTTTGTTAGTAATATTTGGAATAGTGTTACTGATTGGTTCGGTAGAGTTGCATCGAGTATATCTAGTTTGATGGGATTGGCTTTAAGCTATATTATTTCTAAAGGTTCTGAATGGGTTTCTAATATTTGGAACACTGTCACAAGCTTTGCAAGCAAAGTAGCTGATGGATTTAAAAGAGTTGTCTCAAATGTAGGCGACGGCATGAGAAATGCACTTAATAGAATCAAAGATTTTTTCGGCGATTTCTTGAACGCTGGCGCGGAATTAATCGGCAAAGTAGCTGAAGGTGTAGCTAACGCTGCACACAGAGTTGTTAGTGCAGTAGGTGATGCGATTTCATCAGCTTGGGATTCTGTAACTTCATTCGTGAGCGGTCATGGTGGAGGTAGTGGTTTAGGCAAAGGTTTAGCAGTATCACAAGCTAAAGTTATTGCTACAGATTTCGGTAGCGCCTTTAACAAAGAACTATCATCTACATTAACAGATAGTATAGGAGACCCGATAAGCACCACTTTTGATAGACACATGTCAGGCGATGTTCAACATAGCTTAAAAGAAAATAATAGGCCTATTGTGAATGTAACGATTAGAAATGAGGGTGACCTTGATTTAATTAAATCACGCATTGATGATATAGACGCTATAGACGGAAGTTTCAACTTATTATAAGGGAGGTTTGTTAGTTGATAGCGCATGATATAGAAGTAATAAGAAATGGAACGCAGTATCGCGTCAGTGACAATCCTTTTACTTATGATCATTTAGAAGTAGTTGAATATAATGTTACAGGCGCAGGATATCATCGCAACTATTCTGATATAGAAGGTATTGATGGTAGATTTCATAATTATGCTAAAGAAGAACTTAAAAAAGTAGAGCTTAAGCTAAGGTATAAAGTACCTAAAATTGCTTATGCTTCACATTTAAAGTCAGACGTCCAAGCGCTATTTGCTGGACGTTTTTATTTAAGAGAATTAGCTACACCAGACAATTCAATTAAGTATGAGCATATATTAGATATACCAAAAGACAAACAAGCATTTGAGCTTGATTATGTTGATGGACGACAACTTTTTGTAGGACTAGTAAGTGAAGTTTCTTTTAACACAACTCAAACATCAGGGGAATTTTCTTTGTCGTTTGAAACAACCGAACTACCATACTTTGAAAGTGTCGGTTATAGTACTGATCTTGAAAGTGATAACGACCCTGAAAAATGGTCGGTACCTGATAGATTGCCTACAAACGAAGGTGATAAGAGGCGTCAAATGACATTTTACAACACTAACTCAGGAGAAGTTTATTATAACGGTGATGTTCCTTTAACACAGTTTAATCAGTTTAATGTTGTTGAAATAGAGTTAGCCGAAGATGTTAAAGCTAATGATAAGGATGGATTCACTTTCTATACAGATAAAGGAAATATCTCAGTTATTAAGGAAGTTGATTTAAAAGCCGGAGATAAAATAATCTTCGACGGTAAACATACCTATAGAGGTTATTTAAATATAGATTCTTTTAATAAAACTTTAGAACAACCGGTTTTATATCCAGGCTGGAATCGATTCAAGTCTAATAAAGTAATGAAACAAATTACATTTAGACACAAATTATATTTTAGATAAGGAGTAGCCTATGCCAATTTTATTAAAAAGTCTACAGGGTGTAGGGCACGCTATTAATGTTAGTACAAAAGTAAGTAAAAAGCTAAATGAAGATAGTTCTTTGGATCTAACTATTATCGAGAACGCGAGTACGTTTGACGCAATAGGTGCTATAACTAAAATGTGGACGATCACTCATGTTGAAGGTGAAGATGATTTCAACGAATATGTAATTGTCATACTTGATAAGTCTACTATTGGCGAAAAAATAAGGCTTGATATCAAAGCTAGACAAAAAGAACTTGATGACCTTAACAATTCTAGGATTTACCAAGAGTATAACGAAAGTTTTACAGGCGTTGAGTTCTTCAATACTGTCTTTAAAGGAACGGGTTATAAGTATGTATTACATCCAAAAGTAGATGCATCTAAATTCGAGGGATTAGGCAAAGGAGATACACGATTAGAAATCTTAAAAAAAGGACTTGAGCGTTATCATCTCGAATATGAATACGATGCAAAGACTAAAACGTTTCATTTGTATGATGAATTATCTAAGTTTGCCAATTATTACATTAAAGCTGGTGTGAATGCTGATAACGTCAAAATACAAGAAGATGCATCTAAATGTTATACCTTTATTAAAGGTTATGGTGATTTTGATGGACAACAGACTTTTGCAGAAGCGGGACTACAAATTGAATTCACTCATCCATTAGCACAATTGATAGGTAAAAGAGAAGCGCCACCGCTTGTTGATGGACGTATTAAAAAAGAAGATAGTTTAAAAAAAGCAATGGAGTTATTGATAAAGAAAAGTGTCACTGCTTCTATTTCCTTAGACTTTGTAGCGTTACGTGAACATTTCCCAGAAGCTAACCCTAAAATAGGTGATGTTGTTAGAGTGGTGGATTCTGCCATAGGATATAACGACTTAGTGAGAATAGTCGAAATCACTACACATAGAGATGCGTACAATAATATCACTAAGCAAGATGTAGTATTAGGAGACTTTACAAGGCGTAATCGTTATAACAAAGCAGTTCATGATGCTGCAAATTATGTTAAAAGCGTAAAATCTACAAAATCCGACCCATCTAAAGAACTAAAAGCATTAAACGCAAAAGTTAACGCAAGTTTATCTATAAATAATGAATTGGTTAAGCAGAATGAAAAAATAAACGCTAAAGTCGATAAGATGAATACTAAAACAGTTACAACTGCTAATGGTACGATCATGTACGACTTTACTAGTCAATCAAGTATAAGAAACATCAAATCAATTGGAACGATTGGCGACTCTGTAGCTAGAGGGTCGCACGCAAAAACTAATTTCACAGAAATGTTAGGCAAGAAATTGAAAGCTAAAACGACTAATCTTGCAAGAGGTGGCGCAACAATGGCAACAGTTCCAATAGGTAAAGAAGCGGTAGAAAACAGCATTTATAGACAAGCAGAGCAAATAAGAGGAGACCTAATCATATTACAAGGCACTGATGATGACTGGTTACACGGTTATTGGGCAGGCGTACCGATAGGCACTGATAAAACGGATACAAAAACGTTTTACGGTGCCTTTTGTTCTGCAATTGAAGTTATTAGAAAGAATAATCCAGATTCAAAAATACTAGTGATGACAGCTACAAGACAATGCCCTATGAGTGGTACAACAATACGCCGTAAAGACACGGACAAAAACAAACTAGGGTTAACACTTGAGGACTATGTAAACGCTCAAATATTAGCTTGTAGTGAGTTAGATGTACCAGTGTTTGACGCATATCACACAGATTACTTTAAGCCATACAATCCAGCTTTTAGGAAAGCGAGCATGGAGGACGGCTTACACCCTAACGAAAAAGGTCACGAGGTTATTATGTACGAGTTAATCAAGGATTATTACAGTTTTTACGACTAAAGGAGGCAACCAATGGCTTACGGATTAATTACAAGTTTACATTCAATGACAGGTCGGAAAATAGTTGCTCAACATGAGTATAACTATCGCTTGTTAGATGAAGGTATGAGCAAACTTGAGAAAATGTTTATATACCATCAAAAAGAAGAAATATACGCACACTCAGCGAAACAAATTAAATACTTGAATGACAGTGTTGAAGATTATTTAACGTATTTAAATGGCCGTTTTAGCAATATGATTCTAGGCCATAACGGCGACGGTATCAATGAAGTAAAAGACGCGCGTATTGATAATACAGGTTATGGTCATAAGACATTGCAAGATCGTTTGTATCATGATTATTCAACACTAGATGCTTTCACTAAAAAGGTTGAGAAAGCTGTAGATGAACACTATAAAGAATATCGAGCGACAGAATACCGATTCGAACCAAAAGAGCAAGAACCGGAATTTATCACTGATTTATCGCCATATACAAATGCAGTAATGCAATCATTTTGGGTAGACCCTAGAACGAAAATTATTTATATGACGCAAGCTCGTCCAGGTAATCATTATATGTTATCTAGATTGAAGCCCAACGGACAATTTATTGATAGATTGCTTGTTAAAAATGGCGGTCACGGTACACACAATGCGTATAGATACATTGATGGAGAATTATGGATTTATTCAGCTGTATTGGACAGTAACAAAAACAACAAGTTTGTACGCTTTAAATATAGAAGTGGAGAAATGACGTATGGCAACGAAATGCAAGACGTCATGCCAAATGTATTTAACGATAGATATACGTCAGCAATTTATAATCCTATAGAAAACTTAATGGTTTTTAGACGTGAATATAAAACTTCTGAACAACAAGCTAAGAACGCATTAAATTTTGTTGAAGTAAGAAGTGCTGACGATATTGATAAAGGTATAGACAAAGTACTGTACCAAATGGATATCCCTATGCAATACACATCAGGTACGCAACCTATGCAAGGTATTGCTTATGATGCAGGTATCTTATATTGGTACACTGGCGATTCAAATCCAGCTAACCCTAATTACTTACAAGGCTTCGATATCAAAACGAAAGAATTGTTATTTAAACGTCGTATCGATATAGGCGGTGTGAATAACAACTTTAAAGGAGATTTCCAAGAGGCTGAGGGTCTAGATATGTATTACGATCTAGAAACAGGACGTAAAGCACTTTTAATCGGGGTAACTATTGGACCTGGTAACAACAGACATCATTCAATTTATTCTATCGGTCAAAGAGGTGTAAACCAATTCTTGAAAAACATCGCACCTCAAGTATCAATGACTGATTCAGGCGGACGTGTTAAACCGTTACCAATACAGAACCCAGCATATCTAAGTGATATTACGGAAGTTGGTCATTACTATATCTATACGCAAGACACACAAAATGCATTAGATTTCCCGTTACCGAAAGCGTTTAGAGATGCAGGTTGGTTCTTTGATGTACTGCCTGGACACTATAATGGTGCTCTAAGACAAGTACTTACCAGAAACAGCACAGGTAGAAATATGCTTAAATTCGAACGTGTCATCGACATTTTCAATAAGAAAAACAACGGAGCATGGAATTTCTGTCCGCAAAACGCCGGTTATTGGGAACATATCCCTAAGAGCATTACAAAATTATCAGATTTAAAAATCGTTGGTTTAGATTTCTATATCACTACTGAAGAATCAAAACGATTTACTGATTTTCCTAAAGACTTTAAAGGTATTGCAGGTTGGATATTAGAAGTAAAATCGAATACACCAGGTAATACAACACAAGTATTAAGACGTAATAACTTCCCGTCTGCACATCAATTTTTAGTTAGAAACTTTGGTACTGGTGGCGTTGGTAAATGGAGTTTATTCGAAGGAAAGGTGGTTGAATAATGGTAGTAGATAATTTTTCGAAAGATGATAACTTAATCGAGTTACAAACAACATCACAATATAATCCGGTTATTGACACAAACATCAGTTTCTATGAATCAGATAGAGGAACTGGTGTTTTAAATTTTGCAGTAACTAAGAATAATAAGCCGTTATCAATCAGCAAACATAATGCGACGACTAGTATTGTGCTTAAGACGGATAACTTCGACGATGAACACGGCGCTTATATTAGTGATGAACTTACAATTGTTGATGCAATTAATGGACGAATGCAATACGTTATCCCAAACGAGTTCTTAAAATACACTGGTCGAGTACATGCGCAAGCATATTTCACTCAAAACGGTAGCAATAACGTAATTGTAGAGCGTCAATTTAGCTTCAATATTGAGAATGATTTAATTAGTAACTTCGACGGCAAAACAAAATTGGTTTATATCAAATCAATTCAAGACTTAACAGAAAGTGTTAAAGAAGAAGTTGAGGACTTAAAGAAAAGTTTAAGTGATACAAAATCGTTGGTTACTGAAATTGATAGTCGTATTAATCAAGGTATTCAAAGATTAGAAATTAAACAAAATGAAGCGGTACAGATGATTACAACAACACAAGACAAAGCCGTTCAATATATAAATAGCGAGTTCCAGAAAATTGTTGATAAAGAGCAAGCGATTTTTGAACGTGTTAACGAAGTTGAACAACAAATCAATGGCGCTGACCTTGTTAAAGGTAATTCAACAACAAATTGGCAAAAGTCTAAACTTACAGATGATTACGGTAAAGCAATTGAATCGTATGAGCAGTCCATAGATAGTGTTTTAAGCGCAGTTAACACATCTAGGATTATTCATATTACTAATGCAACAGATGCGCCAGAAAAGACGGATATAGGCACGTTAGAGAAGCCCGGACAAGATGGTGTTGATGACGGTTCTTCGTTCGATGAATCAACTTATACATCAAGCAAATCTGGTGTGTTAGTTGTTTATGTTGTTGATAATAATACTGCTCGTGCAACATGGTACCCAGATGATTCAAACGATGAGTACACAAAATACAAAATCTACGGCACGTGGTACCCGTTTTATAAAAAGAATGATGGAAACTTAACTAAGCAATTTGTTGAAGAAATATCTAACAACACACTGAATCAAGCTAAACAGTATGTAGATGGTAAGTTACAAAGTATAAGTTGGCAACAACATAAGTTAACAGAACATAACGGTCAATCAATCCAAAAGAACTTATATAACGCCAAAGGTAATTTAGAAGCATTGGGCGCTGGGAATTATTACGTAACAAGTGTGCCTGATTTACCAGGTATTGTTGAAAGTTACGAAGGCTACTTATCAGTATTTGTTAAAGATGATACAAACAAGCTATTTAACTTCACGCCTTATAACTCTAAAAAGATTTACACACGATCAATCACAAACGGCAGACTTGAGCAACAGTGGACAGTTCCTAATGAACATAAGTCAACGGTATTGTTCGACGGTGGAGCAAATGGTGTAGGTACAACAATAAATCTAACCGAACCATACACAAACTATTCTATTTTATTAGTAAGTGGAACTTATCCAGGTGGCGTTATTGAGGGATTCGGACTAACCACATTACCTAATGCAATTCAATTAAGTAAAGCGAATGTAGTTGACTCAGACGGTAACGGTGGCGGTATTTATGAGTGTTTACTATCCAAAACAAGTAGCACTACTTTAAGAATCGATAACGATGTGTACTTTGATTTAGGTAAAACATCAGGTTCTGGAGCGAATGCCAACAAAGTTACTATAACTAAAATTATGGGGTGGAAATAATGAAAATCACAGTAAATGATAAAAATGAAGTTATCGGATACGTTAATACTGGCGGTTTACGCAATAGTTTAGATGTAGACGATAACAATGTGCCTATCAAATTCAAAGAAGAGTTCGAACCTAGAAAGTTCGTTTTCACTAACGGCGAAATTAAATACAATAGCAATTTCGAAAAAGAAGACGTACCGAATGCATCAAACCAACAAAGTGAATCAGATTTGAGTGATGAAGAACTTCGCGGAATGGTTGCAAGTATGCAAATGCAGGTGACGCAAGTAAACATTTTGGCGATGGAATTAAAGCAACAAAACGCTATGTTAACACAACAGTTGACTGAACTAAAAGCTGGTAAAACAAATACAGAGGAGGACGTTTAAATGGAGAAAATTAAGATGATTTATCCAACTTTCAAGGACATTAAAACTTTTTATGTGTGGGGTTGCTATAAAAATGAGCAAATTAAGTGGTACGTAGACATGGGTGTAATCGACAAAGAAGAATATGCATTGATCACTGGTGAAAAATATCCAGAGGCAAAAGATGAAAAGTCACAGGTGTAATGCTTGAGGCTTTTTAATTTAACACAAAGTAGGTGGCGTAATGTTTGGATTTACCAAACGACACGAACAAGATTGGCGTTTAACGCGATTAGAAGAAAATGATAAGACTATGTTTGAAAAATTCGACAGAAT